ATTGCTCCACTGTCCAGCAAAGTGGAAGCGTAATTTTCCTAGATCAATTAGTTGACTCATATTATACTAGCCTCATAAGTAAGTGTCCTTTTGTACCCCATTCAAATTGAATTGTATCTTTTGACCAAACCCATTGTTTGTAATCATACTTATCAATTGTACCGTCTTCTGGTAATGAAACTGGAGTGTCTCCGTCTAAAATTTCTATATTTAAATTGCCTGTGTCGGGGTCTAGACGGAACCCATAAAACACTTTGTCGGCTAAATCTGTGCCTTCATAAAAGCCTGCCATTATGAGACTCCTTGTAATATAGAGAAGATAACATCAAGGCTACTATCTACTTTTGACGAAACAATTAGCTTGTCGCTAGTTGCAAGTACCAGTTTGTTACCTTTCATTAATTCAAAAGGCTCACCACTCTCTATTCGTTTATCTTTGTGGATATAGGTATCTACACCACCTCGTCGCATTTTAATTGTAATTGGAACTGTTGTAGATAACAAGTTAGTTATCGAACAGCCAATTACAATTGATTTATCTACTGCACTAAAGGCCTCTACTTCAGTAGTACCTACAGCACGAGATATTGTGTTTACAAATGTTGTTGCCATAGATTACCCCAGTGCAATTGCCATAATAATGGCTTTTTCTGTTGCTATTTGTTCGGTAAGTGCAGTACTGCCTCCGCCTCCACTAGAAAGTGAAGAAATAGTGCCACCACTATTTTTATAGTATATAATACCATCGGCAGTATTTAACGCTAACTCACCCTCTTCTAAATCTGTTATAGTAGGAACTTTTCCTGCTATAGCACTTCTTCTAAGTTGTATTTTAGGCATTGCATTAATAGTCAGTACAATTCTAGTACCTCCGCCTATAATTGCAATACCTGCTGCATAGCTAGTACCTGGATTAGTTACTGTTATAACACTATTACTAATACTGATTCGGCCATCGCCATTTCCGCCATTTACAACTATATTTGTTTGTCCATTATAAGCTACAAGAGAGTCATATTGTACGGCTGAAGTAATAGTTCCAGTTACTGTTGTCATAATAGCTTCCTATTAATAAGTGCCAGCATCAACAGTCGTTAAGTATACTGAACCACTAGTTACTGTAAATTGTGTACTATCAAAACTTGCTAAACCTTTAACTGACGTACTAGCATAAGGGATTGCTGTTTGTGTGACTGCGGTTACCAAACCTTTTGCATTAACAGTAACTGTAGGAACTGTTACTGCATCACCAAAGTTGCCGATATTTGCATTAACAGTTGCTAATGTAAGTGCTGCACTTACTGCCGCAGATCCGTCAACACTAGTCAATGTTGCTGTAGCATCTCCAGTTAATGACAAGTTACGAGCTGTTTTCCATTTTGTAGCTGTTGCTGCATTACCTACTAACTCAGCATAAACGTTTGCAACGTTTAAGTCTTTGTTAAAGTTCCAGCGGTCATCACCACTAGAATACGTTAATGTTGCTGCAACTGTTGGGCCTTTGACCGTTAAACCACCACCATCTGCCTGTGCAGCAGTAGTAGCATCCTTAGCTAATTCAATATTTTTATCACCAATTGACACAGTAGTAGAATTAACTGTAGTAACAGTACCTAATACTGTTAAGTTACCAGTAATTTCTGCATTACCTGCAATAGAAATATTTGTTGCAGTAATGTCATTACTATTAAGTGTACCACCTACTGTAACATCATTAAAAGTAACATTACTTGTAGTGCCTAGTGCTTGTGGTAAGTTTATAGTAATTGTATTATTTGTAACAGTAGTAAGAACTCCGACACCACCAGTAATTGTTAGTGTATCTGTTAACAAACTTACTGTATCTGTACCAGTATTACCAGCAATAGATAAATTAGTAGCTACATTTACTGTACCAGCAGCAGTTAATCTACCCTTTGCGTCTACTGTAAAAGTAGGAATATGTGTAGCATCACCATAGCTGCCTGCAGTTACTGCAGTATTTGCTAATGTAATTGCTGTACTAACATTTGCCGAACCATCTACACCACTAAAAGTTGCGGCTGCATCACCTGTTAGCTGTAGGTTACGTGCATTTAACCATTTTGTAGTAGTGCTAGAATTACCAATTAAGTCTGCTGTAATATAACGTGCACTAAAATCACCATTACTATCACGCTTAACTAGTGTGCCTACTGTATTTAAATTGGTAGCTGCATCAACCATATCGGTATAACGCTTACCGCCAATAATAATGTGGTTTACTGCATTTCCTGCAGTTTCCAAACCCATACCAATGTATAGTCTGTCACCACCATTACTTCCATTATCTGTTAATCCGCTATAAGCTAGTTCACCTGCACCTAATACGGCTGGGTTTCCGCTAGTATCACTGCGTTTAATCTTTAAAAACGATGCCATATTATTATCCTTTAAAATTGACCAGCTTCAATAGTCTGCTGATCTAAAAGCTTAGTAGCCACCCATTTATTTGTTATGGTATTATACACCAGCATACTGCCCGACTGCAAGTTTGAAACGTCAATGTCGCCGCTTCCACTTATAGAATTTACTAGTGGGGGTCCCATTATGCCAGTAACAATTAATGTTGTTCCTTTTTCTTCAGTAACAACCTGATTAACTATTTGTGGTTGTATTACTGCTGTATCATTAGATTGAACTACTACAGTATCTGTCATCTTGTTACCTCAGGAACTAAGGTTAAATTACCTACTAAAAAGCTTAAAACATTGTTTGCACTATCAAATAATTCTACAGAATATACAGCAGTACTAAAATTAAATGTTTGTGTAATATTGCCTAAAATGGTAATTGTAATAGTCTTGTATGTGTTGTTTAACACAATCTGTCCAGCAGCACTAGTTGCTTCGTAAATTACGGTAGGACTATCGACTGTTTCGCGAATTTGCATTCTAGCATTATAATTTGCTAAATCAACAGGTTGATTATATTCAATAACTCCACCACTAGTATATGTAGTATAAGCTAAACTATTAACTTGATTTACTGTTATACCAGTTGAAGTAGTGCTAGTTGCTATATGGTATGTATCCGAAGTTGGATATAATTCTTTCATACCACCACCAGCTACCTTAAATCGCCATCCTACAGGCAATGTGTGCGGTGAAGTAGTAGTAATCACGCAAGGAGCACTTTTAGCAATTGCTGAAATTGAGGCATAAACTTTGGTTTCTGATTCCCAGCGATATGTCTCTTGAAAGGTGCTGCCTTGATAAATTTTATAATTAAGTTTTGCGGGTTGCATTATATGATACCACCTTTTATTATAACTGTTATAATAACTTATTCTAAATAGGCAAAATCCCTTTAGAGCATAGTTAATTCCTTAAACGAAAAAATTCTGAACTTTTTCTCACATTTTGATATATTATACCATAAGGGCTGGGTGTTGTCAATGCAAAAAAATACCCTGCCCATATAATAGACAGGGTATTAAATTTTAGGATTAATAAGTTATTTATTATTAACTAACTGACCAAGTTGCAATTACATTATCATTATTGTCACTGACGCTAGAATCTTTGCGATACAATAATTTAATAGTATAACTACCAGCAACTAATGAAACAGAACCACTAGTAGCGCTTGTACCAGCAACTCGCGCACCCTGTTGAACATTGTCTACATAAAAGTAACCCCAATCATATCTAGCTTCACTACTAGCCGTCATTGTCCAAGCTAAGGTACAAGCTTTATTAACAGTAAATGTTATTGTTGCGTAATTATCAGAATTGTCAACCTCATAACCACCTACAGTTAAACTATCACCGCTAGTACTATAGCTAGATGCAGCTGTTGCATAACCAGTAGTTATACCCGAACTACTAAAAGTACGACTATAAGATAATGCTACTGGTGTTGTTGACTCAGTAGAAGTAAAATCAACTGATTTTACGTGGCCTGTACCATCAAAATAAAACCAAGCCGTATAATTACCTGCTGTATCTTGATGGGCATTTTGATTTGTCCAATTACCACTTCCTCCATTATATGTTACACTATTATTAGTATCTTGAACATAGCCATTAAGAACAAACTCTGGACGTGTTGCATAAGCACCGTATGAAGGTTCCGCAGAATATTGAGTAAGAATTTTAAAACGAAAACTAGTATTAGGCATACCGCCAGTAATTTGAATAGTAATATTACTATTTATAGTACTACTAGCAGGAGTAATAGTAACTGTTTCATTATATACAGGCGTTACAGGGGTTTGACTAGTATCAGAAATAATTGCTACGCCATATTGATATGTTATATTTGCAGTGTCATTTACTTTTAAATACAAATATCTAGGGTTAGCACCTTCTGTGCGTTGATTAGCAACTATATTAGCTGTAACATAAGCATTTCCACTACTATTTAATGTGATTTGACCACCAGCTAAACTAGATCCAGTTATATCGCCTTCAACGAAATTATAGGTTGATCCATAAGCTAAAAATGGATAAGAATAATTAATGGTTGTATTAGCGGCATTTGTACTGCTAATCCAAAAATATACTGTTTGTCCTTCGTTTGCATAAGCATAAGAATAAGGTCCTGGACCTGTCGGAGCAGGGCTAGGAGTATTTTGAACTATTGTTGTTACAGTAAATGTAGGATCTGCTGAGTGAGTTTGCCAACTAACACTTCTGGTATTTTGCGTAAAATCAAATTTAACATAAAAGGTTTTTGAAACAATACCAGTACCTGCAGCCACTTGTATAGACCAAGTACCGTCACTGGCTACTGTAATAGTTCCATCAGTATAACTGGTACTATCTATACTATATCGTACTGTATCTCCTGGTTTTGCACCACTTCCACTAACTGTTACATTACTGCCAATAGCTGGTGTACTGGTATTAACTGCTATTGACTCATTTGGGGTTATACTACTATCTGTAATATAAATATCATGGGGATCAGTAGCTAATACTGTTAAAAGTCCACTATTATTTTGACATATAGTCATTGAAAGTGTTTCTTGGCCTTCGGTAATATAATCTTGTTTTATAGTTCTGCTAAATGTTGCTGTATTATTAACAATTGTGACATCACCATAGGTATAATTTCCCCAACTATCATCAAAATCAGCTTGATTAATACCACTAGAATTAAAACGTAAAACTGTATAATTTGGTACATTAGTAGTAGTTACTGTCCAAGTTATAGTACCGCCCTCATTTACACTGTACGGATAATTAATATTATTACTAATTGCATATGTAGCTACAGGTGCTCGACTAGTATCTGTAATTACAATATTCATGGATGCTTTTGTAGTTCCAGTATAACCACCTGTTCTTAGTTTAAATACAGCAGTTTCTTCGCCTTCAGTAGTAGCGTCATTTTTAACAAAAAATTGCAAGTGTTTTTCTAAACTTTGTGGAAATGTAAATGTACCTTGTAAACTAACAGTAATACTTTGATATGCTGACAGTCCAAAATCAATATCTTGAGTATTTGGATTATAATATCGCATATACTGAATATCATTAGTATCAATACCTTCTAAAGTCCAAAACATATTTTCACCATAACTATCATTTGCATGCATAGCAATATCTATCCATTGACCTTCACTATAAACTTCGCTAGCTTGATTATCTAAATAGTATGTAGCACCATTAGAAGTATCATTAATATAAACTTTTGCATTACCGCCCGCTTGATTTTTATAATCTGCTACACGTGTACCAATAGGTTTATCTACTGCTACTGAAAAATACTCTGTTCCTTCGAATAAACTATCGGCTACCATTGAAACAGTAAAAGCAGCTATTCCATAGTTAATTGTTATACCATTATTAACACGTACGCCATTTACAATAGGAAAAAAGTTTTTTGTACTATCTGGAGTTGTACCTTCGCTTACAGCAATATCGGCAAAAACAGCTGTAGTAGGTGAAACTAATGTTGGATATACTACCGTACCATTAGGCGCATTACTAAAAATATAAAATGTTACTGAGCTACCTTCATCAACATAAATGTCACCAATTTGCTGATTGGCCCTAGTAATAGAATATGTATAAACAGGTGTTAAACTAGTATCATTAATTTTTCCATCTAAATAAATAGTACTAACACTAGGTATTGTAATTCTAAAAAACTCATCTCCTTCAGTTTTTTGATCGGCCGCTATTACCATTGTTAAATCTGCAGTACCAGTAGAAGTACCGCTAGTGCTAACTGTAAAATTACCTGTTAAATAAGTAAATCCAGAAATATCTGCAACATCTATTAATACACTTTCACTACCTGGTTTTGCAATTATTTCAAAAGGTATCACCGTACCATTAGCCACATTTCTAGTAGTTAATCTAGCTACTGCTGTTGTGCCTTCATTATAGGCACCACTTGTATCTGGTAATACCCAGGCTAAACTATAGGTTTTAAATTCTTTAATATTTACAGATATTGAAGCTTTTAGTACGCTATTTGCATCGTATACTGAAAATGTAAATGTTTCGGTACCTTCTAATATATTATCATTTGCTGCATGAAATCCAAATTTAGCAGTACTATTATATACTGTAATATAACCATTTAATGTTGGGGTAAAATTTTGATTAACTCCATTGCCGCCCCTACCACTGTCTGCCATAGCACTAAAATCTTCAGCAGTAATATTATTGCCACTAATTGCAAAGGGTATTGTAGTACCGTCTGCTATGCCGCTAGTACGTAAAATAATATTTTGATAGTATCTAATAGTAGGTGCTGTAGATTCATATTCATATATAGTATCAGTAGTTTCTAGTGATAACAAATAACTTGCAGGTAGTGGTTGATTTTGATAACTTCTTTCTAATGGGGCTGTATCTAGTATTAATATATCTGCTGAGTATGTATCTAATCCATAGTTTGTATTGCTGCCACTAGTTACTTTTAAACCTTTGGTTAAAAATGTACTTGTTGTAATACCGTATGTATTAACATTTACATATGAAATAGTCATATCAATAGCTCTAGTTCTAAGTGTATTTCCTTTTCTTTGAAAAAATACTCTAGTAACATATAAATATGCATATGTATTAGGGCCATTATACTGATACCAATCAAAATTTGTTCTAGGTATTA